GAGACGCTGCACTGCTGGAACTCGAACGAAATGAGGTTCGGAAAACAAAGGCCCTGTGGGCAAAGGATATAGTTGAGCGATTTCATTCGCTCAACCAATAAGCAGGTGAGGGAGCGGTGACAAAGACACAGCAACAATGGCGCAATCGGATCGTCGGGCATGGCGAAATGCCCGCGAGCGAGTTTCTGGCAAACCCGCTGAACTGGCGTATTCACCCGCAGTTCCAGCAGGAAGCGATGACGGGTGCGCTCAATGAAATTGGCTGGATTGACGAAGTGACGGTGAACACGCGCACCGGGCGGATCGTGGATGGGCATTTGCGCGTCACGCTGGCGCTCCGGGCAGGCGATAACACGCCCGTGCCGTACAAAGAAGTCGATCTATCCGAAGAAGAAGAAGCGCTGGCGCTGGCGTCGAAAGACCCCATTGCGGCGCTGGCCGTAACCGACAACGCGCAGTACCTTGCGTTGCTCGACGGCGTGAGCAGCGGGGAAGCGGCGTTGCAGCAGTTGCTCGACCAAGTGGCGGGGATGGAAGCGGCAGTACCAGATATTGAGTTCAAAGAATATGACGAGTCAGTTGAAAACGATGTTAAATACTGTACCTGCCCGAGCTGCGGCCACAAGTTCCCGCAGTAGCTATCTTGATACCCTTAGCGCGGCGTGGGCGCAGCACCTCGCGCCGCGTGCGGAGAACGCGCCGACCGTCATTAGCACCTTTGCGGGCTGCGGTGGTTCGTCGCTGGGCTACAGCATGGCGGGCTTCCGTGAACTGCTTGCGGTCGAATGGGATCAAAATGCCGTCGATACGTTCCGCCTGAACTTTCCCGATGTGCCGGTGTATCACGGCGATATTGCCGCGCTGTCTGTGGAGGACTGTCTAGCACGCACCGGACTACAGCCGGGCGAGCTTGACGTGTTCGACGGTTCGCCGCCATGTCAGGGATTTAGCACGGCGGGCAAGCGCATTATAGACGACCCGCGCAACCAATTGTTTCGTGAGTATGTGCGCCTGCTGCGCGGGCTTCAGCCTAAAGTGTTCGTCATGGAGAATGTATCAGGCATGGTTAAGGGCAAGATGAAGCTGATCTTTGCCGACATTCTGCGCGAACTGAAGGCCAGCGGCTACGCCGTATCGGCGCGGCTCATGAATGCTATGTATTTCAACGTGCCGCAGAGCCGCGAGCGCATGATCTTTATTGGCGTGCGCGAGGACTTAGGAATTGCGCCGAGCCATCCGAGGGGGCAGCATGCATTGATACCATTCCAGAAGGCCTTAGAAGGTATCGATAATAAGACATATGGCAGGCCGCTTGCCGATATTGCAACAAAAATATGGCAAACCGCGCGGCCGGGACAGTCAGGCAATGATCTTAGCTGGACAGGCGGCAGTTATTTCAGCAGCCAGAAGATCGATCCGTCTAAGCCACTGCCTACCATTCCAAAGGTATTACCGGGTACGGGCGGCTTTATGCACTGGCAAGAACAGCGATCATTGACGATTGAAGAACTAAAGCGGGGCGCAACCTACCCCGATCCGTATCGCTTTACAGGACAGCATACCGAGCAATGGGCCCGTATCGGCAACAGTGTGCCGCCGCTGTTTATGCGCAGTATTGCCGCGCACATCCGGGAGTGCATCCTTCATGCCTAGCCAGCCCAAAGCCGACGCCGCTACCGCTGCGCAGCGCGTGGAAGTCGTGTACCGTATGCTCTTGCAGGGCTGGTCACACCCGCAGATAGTTCAAAATACTTCAAAATCGTGGGGGTGTACGGAGCGGCAGGTCTATAACTATATCGAGAAAGCCCGCAAGCGGATAGACGAAGCGGCGGCGCAGTATCGCGCCGAAGCGTTCAGCGAACACTTGATGGCGCGGCGCGAGTTGCGCAAGGACACCACTGACACCCGGCTCAAACTGGACATCTTGAAGGACGAAGCGCAATTACTCGATCTCTACCCGGCCAAACGGTTGACCGTGGACTGGCGCGAGAAGTTGAAAGCCAATGGCATTAACCCCGAAACAATTAAAGAGCAGGCCATCGCCGCCGCTCTTGCCGCTCTCACCAGCGGAGATGGACGCGATGATGGCGGAGATAGCGCAGGCGGTTGACGCGGCGCTCCTGGCACGCAAGCAGGCGACGAAGGCACCACCCGCGCCGCAGTGGGCACGCGAGAACGCGCAGATCGTGCACCCGGCACGCGGGCGCATTGCGTTCGAGCCGTACTGGTATCAGCGCGACTTCCTGCTGAGCTACGAGCAGCCGCGCCGCATTATTCTCAAGGCGCGCCAGATTGGCTTTAGCCAGGTGTTTGCGCTGGAGGCGCTGTATGCGGCGATCACGGAGCCCGAGCAAATGATCCTGCTCGTGTCGCGCTCGCAAGACTTAGCGGTGAACCTGCTGCGCTACTGCTATCTCACCTATAACAACCTCCGCGAAGCGCCCGCGCTCGTCAAGGCGAACGAGAGCGAGCTGGGCACAGCGAACGGCAGCCGGATCAAGTCGATCCCGGCCAACCGCTCGACCGGGCGCGGCTTTGCGGCTAATCGTATCTACCTGGACGAGTTCGCCTACGCCGCCTACGCCGACGACATTTATCAGTCGGTGGCGCCGGCGGTGAGCCAGGGCGGGTCGCTCACGATCGGCTCGACGCCGAATGGTACGGGCAACCTGTTTCACCGCCTGTATGTGGAGGCCGGCGACTTTGCCCGCATGCGCGTGCCATGGTATCGCTGCAAGGCGTACAACCCGGCCGGCTGCGACCCGAGCATTCCCGACGCCACCGCGCAGGCGATTGGCGAGGCGGGCGCGTGGTTCGCCAGCGAGCGCCCGAAGTACACCGCACAGCAGTGGGCGGCCGAGTTCGAATGCGACTTCGTCGGCTCGGGCGTCGCGGTCTTCCAAACGGCGGATATTGAGCGCGCCACGGACGGCGCATGGGGCGAACGGCCACCCGAGCGCGGGCGCGACTACCTGACGAGCGTGGATATTGGCCGGCGGCAGGACGCCACGGTGATCAACACGTTCGACGTGACCGCTGCGCCGTATCAGCGCGTGGCGCACGACCGGCTGGAGCGCGTGCCCTACCCGGTCATTCAGGACGCGATCGCGGCGCGCTGGCGGGCCTATGGCGGGCAGCTCTGGATCGAGTCGAATGGTGTGGGCGATCCCGTGATTGAGAACCTGGACGCGCCCGCGCAGCCGTTTGTCACGACGGCGCGCAGCAAGGTGCAGGCGATCCAGCGCCTGCAATTGTTGCTGGAGCAAGGCCGACTCAAGGCCGACTGGACGCCACAAGAGCGGCGTGAGCTGCTGGGCTATCAGTGGGACGACCGCGAACTGACCCAAGACTGCGTGATGAGTCTGGCGATTGGCGCGGCGCAGCTCGACCATAGCGCGCCCGAGCCCGTCGCAACCTCCTACAGCGTAAGGACATGGTAATGAACGGAACCGACGCCCGCGCCGCGCTGGCCAAGCGCACGCTGCCAGGCCTGAAAGAAAACCGCGCCTTTTATGAGGGCGACCACTGGCAGGGCAGCACCGCCTGGATCGGCCCGCGCCCGGCCGTGGGCGAAGTCGGCGGCGCTGAGGTGCTCGCGGAGATCCAGCGCGCGCTGATCAGCAAGAACGCGATCCGCGAAGTCGTGACGCGGCACATGGGCGCGGTGGTGGGCCAGGAACCAGCGTGGGGCTTTACGCTGGTACGCGCGCTGGCGGACGGCGAAGAGCCCACGCCCGAGGAGCAGGCGCTGATCGACGAGGCCGAGGCCGCGCTGACCGTGCTGTGGGATACGCGCCGCCTGCACCAGGATCTCCAGCAGGCGGTCGCCATTTTGCTCTACGCCGGGCGCGCCGCGCTGCGCCTGTACGTGCCGAGCGGGCTGCTCAACGAGGCGGGCGCGGTTGTGGCGCAGACGCTGGCCGACGCACTGGCGGTGCTCTATCTGGACGTACCGAAGCCCGAGCAAGCCGGGCTCGTCACTGACCGCGCCACCCAGCGCCAGACGGGCGTATACGCCTACACCACCGACGACGGCGCCGAGCGCGTCGAGGTGGTGCGCGTGGATGCGGCGACCGGCGCGACGCTCATTCAGATCAGCGGCGGCGAAACGGAAGAGCGCGCGCCGCTGCAGCTCGGCGGGCGGCTGACGATCTGCGAGCTGAGCCGCGACCCGCTCATTACGCCACAGGTGCGCCAGCAGCAAATGCTGCTCAACCTCGCCAAGACCATGCTGGCGCGCAACGTGGTGCTCGGTGGCTTCCTGGAGCGTATCATTCTCAATGCGCAGCTGCCGGGCGAGTACGTTGAAGACGCGACGACCAAAAAGAAGACGTTTGTGCCGTCGCCGCTCAAAACCGGCGCGGGCACCACGAACGTGCTGGCCGGCCTGCCCGTAAGCGACGCGACCGGGCGCGTGACGGGCTATGCCACGCCCACCGTGATCTACCGCGATCCGGTGCCAGTGACCACCTTCAACGACACGGCCGACGCCGCCTATCAGGGCATGCTTGAAGAAGTCCACCAGCTGCACGCCGCGATTGCGGGCGACGCCACTGCGAGCGGCGAGAGCCGACGCCAGGCGCGCGCCGACTTTGAAGCCAGTCTGGGCGCGACGATTAGCGAGGTGGAGGCGGCCGGGCGCTGGCTGCTGGAGACCGCGCTGGCCATGGCCGCCGCGTTTGCGAACCAGCCGGGCCGCTTCGACGCACTCCGCGCCACCTTTACCTGCCGCGTGGATAGCGGGCCGATCAGCGCCGACGAGCAGAAGGAAGCGCGCGAGAATGTGGCGGCGGGCCTGCTGAGCAAAGAGACCGGCATGGTGCGGATTGGAATCGACGACGTGGACGCCGAGAAGACCAAGATCGCCGCCGAGGGCGAGACGGCGAACCAGGCGCAGCAGACCAACGCCACCGCAATCCTGGGCCGCGCCGGGCTGCTGGCACAGCAGGTGCGCAGCGACGGGCAGACGACCGCGCAGAATGGAGACGTGAATGCCTAGATCATTAGATGTGCAGACACACCGCATTTTGCATCACCGCCACAACATTGAAGGAGATATGTACTGCGAAGGCGAGCATGAGAAGGGCGCAGGGTGCCATTGGTTGTTTGTGCCCCACTACTCAAGTGATGCACGCCTCTTGATCGAATTATTTGCCGAAATCGAACGGCGTGGGCTAGAAGCAGAATACTGGATGACGCTAACAAACCTCATTACAACCATGCTTCCTGACAATATGACCGTGGACAAGGCGCGATTTAAGATTATTACCGCCACTCCTGAACAGCACTGCCGCGCGTTTTTAGCGGTGATCGGAGACGTGAATGCCGCTGCCTAAGCAGGTGCATATTGGCCCGCTCACCTACCCGATTGTGACCGACCGGGCGGTGATTAATCAGGCGACCGTAGACAGCCAGGTGACGTTCTATGCAAACATTCGCTTCACGGAGACGGATATTCTGATCGACCCGAACCAGGCACCGCCACATCTCCGCATGACGTTGCTGCACGAAGTGCTCCACGCCTGTTTTCACGTCACCATGCTCGACAAGAAGTGGGAAGAGACGGCGGTGCGCCTGCTAACCGGACCGCTACTCGACGCATTGCGGCGCAACCCTGAGCTGGTGGCGTTTTTGGTAGGTGACGCCGAATCGCCTACTGATGCACCTGCAGATAGTGCCAATGCCTAACCCGCTCGCCACGCTCCAGCAGCGCATGCTCGACACGCTGGCCACGCTCATGGAGGCGCGCGACTACCTCGGGCCGGCCGAGTGGCAGCGCCAATTTGAGCAGGCGATCATTGAGCACCACGCGGCGGCCTACTTCGCCGGGCAGGGCACGAACGCGCTCACACCCGCCGGCGACGCCGAGCTCGGGCGGCTACTGCAAACACAGCTCGACTACCTGGCCGGCTTCGCAGCAGACGTTGACACGCTCACACCCGCTCAGGCAGCCGCACGCGCCGCGCTCTATGCCGGGCCACTGCGCGCCACCTATGCGCGCGGCAGTACCACGCTCTGGGATCTGCCGTTCTATCCGGGTGAAGGCACGCCGTGCATGGGCAACTGTCATTGCACATGGCGCGTGGTGGTGGACGATTTGGAAGAGCTGAATGCACGAGCATTCTGGCAACTTGGCGACGCGGAGCATTGCGACGGGTGTAAGAGCCGGGCGCGCGGTAACCCGTATGTGTTTCGGGCAGGAGTGTTGCAGTGACCATGCTTGAGGAGCGCGACACCACAACGACTGAGATGCGCGACTTTGCACGTGTACTCAAGGCCGCGCTGATCATGATCGTGCGCTACCTGGAACGACGGTATCAGGTATAGATAAACGTGATATTACTTGACATTTGCATAGACGATCTCTATACTTAATGGTGCATAGTTCTTATGCAAGTTATTGCGGGATGGAGCAGCAGTAGCTCGTCAGGCTCATAACCTGAAGGTCACAGGTGCGAATCCTGTTCCCGCGACCACTGCCCACAAGCGCGATAGCGGGGCGTGTGTTTTACGGTATCGTTGACGGGCTGCGAGGCGGGCGCGATGAAGGCAGTCGCCAGAGCGCATTGGTGGTAGAACCGTCTCTCAGGCTAGGCCGCTGATACCACCCGGCGATACTGCACCGAGTCCAGGGTAACGCTCTGGGACACACGCCCAAAACCCAACACCGCCAGTCGTAGCTGGCGCTGCATCCGGTCAGCAGCTGGTAGCGGCGGAATAAGTTCATAGTCGTTCGATTGAGCGGCGTTTGCGTCACTTCCTCAGTGTGGGGAGGTGACACAAGCGCCGCTTTTCTGTGTTGGTGCG